GGAACGATTGGAACCAATATAGCCAATCCAAATTTACAGGCTTAATCATGGCATATAAACCAAGCCAAACAGTTGCATGGAGAGTTCTTCCTGACGGAAGCATTGATTCAATATCAACTCCTGAAAGAAATGGAGGAAGTCGAGACACCTCATTGGGATACCAAGCATCCCCTCCTTCTGTGGCAGATTTTAATTCAAGGATTGGAAATTACCCATATCAATCACTTGCTGACGCACAGCGCGCACAGCAAGACATGAAAACGCAAAAATCAATCGATGCCTTGCGCGCGGATTACGACAAAAAGCTTGCAGATATTTCCAGCAGGGAAAGCACCAACAACGCATTGGCACAACAGATTGCCGCACTTTCAGGCGGCAATCAGCCTGGAACAACAATCGGTGCGGTATCTCAGGCATTGCCAGCAAATCTTTCTGCTCCTGCCCAATTACCAGCAGGTCTTTCCTCCTCTGCTCTTGATGCAATCAGCGGTGGCATTTCACAGTTAGCCTTGGCGCAAAATCCAGCCATCACCGCGCTTTCTGCTGGTAATAATTATGCAACATCACCGCTTGCAAATAAGCTAAACTTCCAAGTATCCGACCAGCAGATTCTTGACGATTACAATAACACAAAGCTTGGTCGCTTAAATAGCATTGTTCAACAAGGCAACACACAGGTTGCAGGTATTCAGCAAAGGCTGAATGCAGCCCAGACATTGTTGGATCAGTTGCCAAAGAATGATCCTCGTTACACTTCGTCCAAGGTTTATGTTGACCAATTAAATTCCGACCTAAAAAGCGTTACGGATGCCATTACTGGGGCCAACACGCAGATCAAGGAATTTAAGCCTATTGCGATTGGAACGCCAGAAGCCGCTAGCCAGATCACATCCTTCCGCGAATACCTCCAGTTGCCCGAAGAACGCGCTACCCAGCAGTTACGCCAGATTGATCCCAAGTCATACGAAACTGCCGTTGCGCTTGGCCAGCGTTATCGCCAGATGGCTACCGCTCCGATTGGAGAAACCAAGTCAGCGCAGACCGAACAACTCCGTAGCAACCTAGAACAAGAGGCAATCAATCAGCTTGCGCTTGGATCACAGCTTGGGGCGGAAGAGCAGAGACAATATCAGCAGGCTGCTCGCGCCGCCCAGACCGCCCGAGGCAACATCTTTGGAGTTGCCCCAGCGGTCGAGGAGGCGGTTACTACGGGTGCAGCCGGTGAACAACGCAAGCTTGCGCGTTATGGGGCTGCTACTCAATTTCTTGCTTCTGGTCAGAATACTTCCGATGCGCTTAAGGCTGATTTGGCTTTCCGCGATGCGTTATTGCAAAGCCGCCTTGGTGCAGCTTCTGGCTTTATCGCTGGTGGTCCTTCACTGTACAACCTAGGCCAAGCACGCACTGGCGCACAGCAATCGGCGTTCCAGAACTATGTGCAGGCCAACCAAGCGTTGCCTGGTCAGTTTGGACAGGCTCCGAGTACGGCACAGCCGTTTTATCAAACGGTGGATCAAGGCATCCCCGTTAACCTTACCAATACGTTTGCGAATCTTTATGGGTCGCAGGCTAATTATCTTGCCAATACTTACGGGGCGCAGGTTGGGGCGATTTCTAGGCAGCCGAGTGGTGCTGAACAATTTGGTCAGATTGCTACTGGCCTTGGCAACTTAATCAAGATATAAGGAGATTTATGGCAGTAATTGATGTACCAGAATTGATGAATATGTTTCGACAAGATGAGTTGCAGAAACAAGCCGTAGCTGAGGCGCAAAGGAAGCAAGCATTAGAAGAGCGTGCAATGGCATTGAAAGAACAGCCAGATGTTGACTTTAGTTTTGAAAAGGGTGGGCTGAAGGTAAAGGGGAAGCTGAAGGATCTACCAGCGTTAAGCCAAGACCCTGCATTTGCACCTTACCTTGCTGGGATTGGTAGCACGATTACAAATCAGCAATCCTTGGAAAACGAAGACATTAATGCTCAAAGAGAAGCAATCAATGAAAGATTGACAAAACTTTCCAATGAAAAATTGAAGCAAGAACTTGAGATTGCAAAAGGAGATACTCGCACAGGAGCAATGGAGCTTGGTCTTGGTTTAGTGGGGATGAAAAAAAGATCCGATGTAATGAAAGAAATTGAGTCCGAGCGTGGAGTGCTTCAAGGAAGAATGGCAGAGCTTGGATTTAATAGACAGACTGGACAGATGGAGACCCAAGCTCCAGAAATCGCTCCCGTAGCGACAGAGTCTAGCGCGCCTGCTATTACTGCACCAGCAACGGAACAGCAGCCAGCCCAACCACAAGCACCAAAGAATTTCAATAGCCTTCAAGAAGCAAAAGCAGCGGGCGTAAAGCCTGGACAACTTATTTACATCAACGGAAAGCCAGGGCGACTGCAAGCGAGGAAGTAAGTAATGGCTATAGGGCCAGAGCTTGAGTTCGTTCCAGAGCAGGAACAAGATTTAGAGTTTGCTCCACTTTCGCAAGAAGAAGCTGGAAACTTAACTAAGGCTGATTATTTGGCATCTGGCGGAAAGCTAGAGGATGTTATCTCGCCAGAACGCAAAGCGATTCTTGACCAAGAAACACAACGTCAATTACAAGCAGGCGCAACTCCACAGCAGGCATCCATTGAGGCTGGCAAGGCCGTAGATGCGATGGGTACGATCCGTAGGCCGGATGGAACGATAGCCGAAGGATACAAGCCAACAGCGCAGGCGTTGGCTGAAAGGATCATTGAAAAGGCAGCAATCCCAGCAGTCAAAGAAGCGCAACGTCTTGGGATTGAAACTGTTTCCTCTGGAACTGATAAGAATACCGGCGTTGGTTTTGCTATTGGAAGAAATAAGGATGGCAAAGTTGTAAGGTTTGAAGCAGATCAGAATGGAGTTGTTGACTCATTTGAACTTGAACCAGAAGAGCCAAGCCGATTAGGAGCTATTGCACGCACTGTTGCGAGCCAAATAATTCCTGCCACTACTGGAGGAGTTGCAGCGGAAGCTGCTGCCGCCCTAACTCCTGGTGGCATTCTTCCTAAGTTGGCTACTGGTGCCATTGCCGGTATTGGTGGATTTATTGCAGGCCAGAAGGGTCAAGAGGCTGTTGGCAAAGCATTGCTAGGCCCAGAGCGTATGGCACGGATTAGCGAAGTATTACAACGTGATGTTGAAAAGTATCCAATAACCACAACGGCTGCATCCATTCTCACGCCTACTGGTGGTGGGTTGGTTGGATTGGCAAGAGGAGTTGCTGAAGGATTTACTGGCAAGGTTGCACCAGCAGCAATGGCTGTTTCCCCTGCTGTTACTCCAGCGGTTGAGGGTGTTTTGCCGAGGGCAGTTGAGGCTGTCGCTCCGAAGGCAGAACAAGCAGCAGCAAAGGCTGGTGTTCCTCCTGTTGAATTGCCGATTGAATTGCCAGCACTACAGAAGGGTATTGGATATAGGCAAGCTGGCGTAAAGATGGTTAAAGATCCATTCCTTGACAGAGGCGTGAGAGAACAGCTTGCAAAAAGTGAGGACATAAAGTACGCAAAGTTTGGTCAGAAGGCACTGCAAGATGCCCTAGCAAACGAGTCGGATGATGTTGTAAGGGGAGTTTTTGAAAGCGGAACTGCTCCACAAAAAGTAGTTGCCAATGCAGAACTAATTAACCGAGCATCAAAACAGAATGATGTTAAATCATTGATTGATCTTGCAAAGACAAGAATAAAACTACCCACAGAAGCTGCACAAACTGTTGCAGCAATGAGAACTCTTCCATCGGCAACTGAAAATGGATACCTTGCAACATTAAGCGTTTTTCTTGATAAGAATGGAAGAACACTTACTCAGCCTCTTCTTATAAAAGCTAGAAATCTCTTCAAGCTTCAATCCAGAACTAGGTCAACTTATGAAACTCTTGCTGAAAAAGCAAGAAACACGCTGGATGATATTGACATACAAAAAGCAATTCAAGCCGAGAAAAGATTTGTTGAAAGTGCGTTTAGATTCCAGAATTTTGAGTCAAGACTTGTTCCCAAGAAGTTTTTTGCCGAAACTCTGCCAACCGTAATACAAGGAAATCTTCTTGCTCCTTTGTCATTGGTCACAAATCTTTGGAGTAATGCGGTAAGTTCATTGCCAAGAGCGATTGGAAGACAAGGCGCGTTTATAAGCCAAGAGGTAGCACGGGCATTTAAGAAATCAGTTGGAATGCCGGTTGGAGAAAGAACTGTATCCTCACCAATATCTTTGGCTGGAGCAAGAAGAGTTGGAGAAACAGTTAAGGCATTTGTTCGTGGAGGCGGAGAGGGATTAGTTGGGCTAAAAAGAGGCATTAGTGCTGAAGGATTGTTGTCTGGAGAGAAAATAAGGGGATTCCAACCAGCCCAGGCGTTTAGGCAATTCTGGACAGGATCTGGCTTGGCTCAACCAGTTCTCAACGGATGGAAAGGATTGGGGCAAGCTGGGCTTGATAGGGCTAGACTGGCCGCTGAAACAGTGCTTGGCGTACCTCCAGAAACAATGTTGCGCCTACTTCAGCTTGGCGATACTCCATTCAGAAGAATGGCTCAAGCAAGACTTTTAGCTGAATCTGCACAGCTTGCTGGTCAAACTGGTAAAGCTATTTCTGTTGCAACAAGACTTCCATCAGCAGAAGCTTTAGGAAAAATAGAGCAAGAGGCAGCAGAGGCCGTGTTCCAGCAGGATACGCCACTATCAAGAGCGGCGTTGAGCGTATCAAATATGTTTGGCCTTGGTAATAGGGTTGGATTGGCTAGGACTCTTGGAAAGACAATTATCCCATACGCAAAGACACCAGCAAATGTGATTGATGAAATGCTTGATTATTCGCTTCCTGGTTATGCACTCGTTACAAAGGGAATACCAGCAATGCAATCCAAGGACGCTAGAGGCGTACACATGGCAATAGGAAAAACATTAACAAGCCTAACCATAGGAGCAGTCGCAAAAACATTATCGGACGCTGGAGTAATTGGCGGGTCAGCAGAGGATTCCGAAAAGACCAGGGACATACAATATAAAACACTTCCACCCAGAACAATAAACCTTAGTGCGTTGGAAAGATTTGCGGAAGGCGATTCTACAGAACTCCAGCCTGGTGATCGTGTTATGAATCTTGAGAAAATGGGGATTGTTGGAGGAATGCTTGCAACTTGGAATGAGGCAAGCAAGGCAACAGATAATGGTGAGTTTATAAGTCCAGAATTTTTAACTGCACTTGTTCCAGAAACACTGTCATTTGCGATGAACCAAAGCTTCTTGAAGGGAACAAACAGCCTTCTTTCGGCCATGCTTGATGGGAAGAGGGATAGGATGGATAAGTGGATTTCCAATTACTTTGGAACAGTATCTTCAATAGTTTTCCCAAATACGCTTAGTGCTGTGTCAAGGGCTATGAGCGATTCATTGCCTGAAAAAATAAAGATTAAAGATATTGAGGGTGAAGATACGACAGAAAAAACGCTAAATTTATTTGGAGAAGTGCTCAAGAGAAAGATTCCTGGGTATGCAGAGGATCTGCCAAGAAAGATTGATATATGGGGAAGAGAAATACCACAAACACCGGAAGGTGCTGATCCGATAATGTATAACTTTTTTGATTTCACCAAGTCAAGGGAGGCAACATACGATAAAACCACCTTGGCAATTTACAAGTTGTTCAAGGAAACTGAGAATGGAGATGTGGTTCCACCAAAGCCTTTGGAGCAATTTATGATTGGCAATGAAAAGTATAGACTATCTCCAGAGTTATATGAAAAATATTCAAAGATAAGAGGCCGAGCCAACCGCGCTGCTGCTGAGGCATTGCTTGGTGATATTGGCTTCAAGAGACTTGGAAGTGAAGATAAGGTTAGGGCATTAAAGAGCGCATATTCACAAGTTGGAAGTGACGCAAGAAAAGAATTTTTGATGAGTAATGAATTAGCAATCAAGAGAGGCCAAAAACAATGAAATTCGCAATGAACCCGTCTAGGGATGTAGAGCTTCGCAAGGATATGGTAGCAAGAGAGCTTACTGGAACTGGATATGAGGCAGTGCCAGAAGAGGTTAAAAAGATTGCTCCAATTGAGAAGGCTAAGGAGTACGCCAATCAATCTATCCAGCCGGTAAAACAACCAGAACTCGACTTTGTAGAGGAACCACAAGCTATGCAAACAAAACCAGAACAAGATGCACTGCAAATAGCAGCGTTAAAGACGATTGATTTTGAGGCAAGGAAGGACAAGCAAGGAAACGTGCAGGTCTATAAATTGCCAGCCGGTGATATGGGTGGTAATTTTGAGGTTGCAGGTATTAACGATAAGTATCATCCAGATGCCTTCAAAAGAATCTCATCGCTCCCAGCGCAAGAAAGAGCGCAGGCTGCGGCACAATACGTCAAAGAATACACTAGCCCATTCGTCTCCAAACTCCCACAAGAAGTCCAGCCATTCGCGCAGGATCTCGCGTTTAATCGCGGGATGGGCGGTGCAACGAAGTACATCCAGCAAGGATTAAACACGCTGGGGCAGAAGGTGGCGGTAGATGGAGGGTTAGGTCCAAAGACATTGGCTGCGATCAACCAGGTTGAGCCAAAGGCATTAATGCGCGCGGCCAGCCAAGCCCAGCTTGAGGACGAATACAGAATGGCTCAACGCAACCCAGCCAGAAAGAAATTTATAGGTGGACTAGAGAACAGAATACGGAATAGGCTCGCACTATTTGGAGCTTAATCATTGTCCTCTTCTTGAGATCCAACCCAAACAGCATCTCCATTCATATAGGCAGAACCAGCCTTAATCGTTGCGGAAGTTCCATAAAAGAAATTCCCAGACTTGGATATGAATGTATCATCTTTGCCAACAACACTACTTCCAGACTTATAGTAAAAACCATCAGTTGAAATTATTGACCTACCAGATGACGATGAATAAGCCATCCCACCATCCTCAGATATGACACATCCACGACCACACGAGAATCCATTGCGCTTCAACACTGCTCCCACAAAATCAGCAGCGTCACCATCATCATCCTCCCCCATCACCGGTGCCACTAGCACCGCCATTGCGATTATTATTGCTTTCATGTAAAAAGTCTCTACCCAAAGAACCAATCCGTCAAGCATGAAATTATCTAACCGGCAAATAGGGGCCGTAGGCGTGTCTAGGGTGGCAGGCGTGTTATTTAGGAATGGTTACAGTGTGCTTACGCCAATGGAGGATTTTGCAGGTTACGATTTGGTGGCTGAAAGGGATGGCGAGTTTCACCGCATCCAAGTCAAGACCAGCGAGAAGCAGGACTTATCCAGAAACAGGTACGGATTTATGACATCGGTTGGAAGCGAGAATAAAAATCTGTACAGCAAGTCCATTGTTGATTACATTGTTTGTTATGCCATGGACGAGGATTTATTTTGGCTTTTCAAACCGCACCAATGCAAGTCAAAGAATAAGAAATGCAAGATCAGCACAGGGTCGTCATGGCGAATAATCAACGATCTCTAAAAGAATCCATCAGAGCATGGCGCACCTTTGAGGATGCACTCAAGAATATGGAATCATTTGAGGCTTGTGCCAAGTGGGTGATCGACAACCCGCAAATCTGCAAGAAATTGTCAGGCACCGGCCTTATGGCCGTGATGAAAGAAGACTTAAAAAAGAAGCTTGACTGATATTTGACACCGCCCCTAGCGTGGGGCATGGCGATCAATTCTAGGCGTAAGGGTGCGGCGGGTGAGCGCGAGCTTGCCAATTATTTAAGGGAACAAGGCTGGCAGAAAGCTAGGCGTACATGCCAATACGCTGGAAATCCAGAGGGCGGTAGCGGGGATGTGGTTTGCGACAACTTTCCATTTCACATTGAGGGCAAGCGTTGCCAGCAGATTAAACCAGAACAGTGGATGTCGCAGGCGAAGGCTGATTGTCCAGCAAGCAAAATCCCATCCGTATTTTTTCGGCGCAACGGAGAGAAGAAGTGGCTGGTCATCCTACAAGCCGATGACGTTTGCGAGATTGCGCGTCACATCGCTCCTCCAAACTTAAAGATTGACCTGGTTTACCCACCACCTTATGCCACAACTGTAGCCCAAGGCATTTCAGTAACTTCACATCAACTAAACCAACAACCAACCATCAATAAAGGAGACATGACATGAGTCTAACCATCAGCGCAACCGAATCAAACAATAAGGAACGCCAACTGCCCGAAGCTGGAGCCACCATTGGGGTGTGTTTCAGCATCGTGGATAAGGGGAATCAGAAAACAAATTGGGACGGACAGGAAAAATATATGCCCAAGGTGCGTTTGGCATTTGAATTGCCAGAGCAGACCATCGAAGGCGAGGTGACCGAGAACGGCAAGACCACCAAAGTCACCAAGCCTATGGTCGTCAGCATGGAGTTGACCCGCAGCCTTGGCGAGCGTGCCACACTCCGCAAGCACCTAGAGACTTGGCGTGGTCAGGCATTCACCAGCAAAGAACTTGCTTCCTTTAACCTAAAGAATCTCTTGGGCAAGGCCGCAATGCTTACGTTGGTTAACAAGACCAGCCAAGCTGGGCGCGATTATTGCTCCATTCAAGGCTTGGCCAAGTTGCCCAAGTCAGTCAAGGCACCTACCACCACCGAGAATAAACAGGTGTTTTACGAGATCGAGGAAGGCACGGGAGGAGCATTCTCTGAATTGCCGGAATGGTTACAGAAAAGCATTCTGGAAAGCAAGGAGTTGTCCGGTGCGGCCAGCGCACCGCATGGTAAGGCTAGCCCTGTTGATAACAAGGACGTGGACGGCAACACGATGCCATTCTAATGGCACTCACCATTACATCAAAAGAACCTGTTCAATCCAGGTTGGTGAAGAGCGAAGATGCAGGCCATTGGTATACAGAGGCAGGTTGTTCTGCTCATATCATGGTTGGCAAGAATGGAGTTGAGCGTAACACCACGGTTGCCGATGCGCGTAAGATGGGGTTACTCCCATCGGTTACTAGCGTCCAAGGAATCTTACATAAAGAGCAACTGGTATCTTGGCGCATCGAACAAGCCATAATGTCTGCATTAACTCTTCCAAGAGAAGATGGAGAGGATTTAGGAGAATATGCGAAAAGAGTTGTCAAGGACAGTAAGGAACAAACAACAAAAGCAGCAGAGCACGGGAGTCGCATGCACGAGTGCATGGAGAACATTCTCCTTGGAAGATCTGTTTCCACGGACGAAACTCTTGCTCCGTACATCAAGACATTCAAAAATTGGGCAGAAGAGAATGTCGAGAAAACCTACTGGTGCGAGAAAAGCCTTGTTGGTCCAGGTTATGCAGGACGTTGTGACGCATACGTGAGACTAAAGGGAATTGGAGATGCAGTCATTGATCTGAAAAACCGCAAAATCAACAAAAAATATAACACGTCTCCATTCTATCCAACCGATGCACAGCAATTATGGGCCTATAGAAATGCGAGCGAGAATCCGCAGTGTGCCTGCGTCTCTGTGGTACTAGCATCAAATGATCCAGAATACATAAAGCATCACCAGTGGAACGAGGATGAATTGTACCAAGCAGGAATAGCTTTCTGCGCCATGCAGAAGGTTTGGTCGTGGGTTAAGGAATATACCCCACCAGGAATGAAGTTGTAATGGAAAACCCTCCCACAATCGAAGAGATGGGTAATGCTGCCTCAGAGATTGTGTGGAGGGTGATGGGCAATGGGTCCGCCAAGTCTGCGTATGGTGAATGGTTCTGGAAAGATAAGCCAACCTACGATTACCACATCACGCGCTGCATCAAGCACGCAGTCACAGCACAACAACAAATACACCTTAACCACCCAAACCCAGACGAGGCCGGAGAGAATGCGCTTGACCACTTGGAACGTGCGGTGGTAAGGGCATTGTTTGCATGGATGCAATTAAAGAAAGGATTACCTAAACTATGAGATGGATTAAGAAAGAACTAGATGAGGAAGGCAAGCCGGAGTGGGCTGTTTATATAGACAAAACCGGCGAGAGCAATGAGTCGGAATGGTCGCACTTCGATACTTACAAGACACGCGATGATGCGGTCCAGGCATGCTGGCGTTTCACTTGGGAAGACTACGATTGCAGCAATAAATGAAGCTTGCGCTTTCTTGGTTGCTCTACCACATTGGCGACATTCTTAGCTATGGCGTGTCGCGTTATGGCTATGGTTATTCGCTGTACAATAAAATAATGCTTCTCAGCAGCGATCTGGACGATAAGGGAGTTATATGGAAGGACGTTAAATGAAGAAAGCATTAGTCACGCAAGCATTCGGAGACAAGTGGCACTTGGTGCTGGAGCTAACCAAGCCGCGCATGGAGTCCTACTGCCAACGGCACAAGATTGATCTTATCACTTTTGAGAAGCCGCTGGTCGAGCCAGTGCAGTACAGCAAGCTGGCCATAGGAAACATCATTGCAACCAAGGGATACGAGCAGGTTACGTTTCTGGATTGTGACGTTCTGGTGACAGAAGATTGCCATGACATTGGTGCATTGCTGGAACCAGACTGCACTTTCATGGCACTGGATGAGGGGTCGTATTTAGACCGCAAGCCTGGGTTGCGCGGGTTGGCTGATGCCTTTGGATTCGTACCAGGATGGCAACCTAGCTTCTACTACAATACCGGAGTATTCGTCATCACGCCCAAGGCTGTTGGCGCATTGAGCCAGCCGCCTATTGGCCTGTTCCCTAACCACTTTGCAGAGCAGACCTGGATGAACCTACAACTGCACCTGTGGGCCACGGCCACATGCAGCATAGATCCGATCTATAACTGCATGACCAGCGCAGAGGAACACTTTGGCTTGGATCGCTACAAGGATGCGATGATTATCCATTACGCAGGTCAGAGCGCGGACATGAACAAACTTATCGAAACCATCAAGGCAGACGATGCCAAACTGAAAGAACTTGGTCGATGACTCCCGTGCGAGTCCAGCGGGAGGACGGCAAGTGGCGTGTGACCACCATGGCCGGAAACCCGATTGGACCGCGCTTGTGGGGTGCTGTGCCTCCAAATGGGTTGCCATCCATTGAAGATTTGTTTGAGGATAAAGCCAAGGCGCAGGACGCAGCCGATCTTTGGAACGCCTACGCCATGTGGTGCCAAGAACGCAGCGGGAAGCGTAAGCGCAGATGATTTCAGCACAATTCACCAGAGGAGATGAAGATGATCGAATCAAACAACTCGCAGGAGAAGTCGCCATCCGAGCCATGCAAGACATCAAGCTTCTACAGCGCAGAGGTGTGCTGGATGGACTCAGGCTCACCAAGAACCGCATTGGTAAACTTTCGGATTGCAACTGCTATCGGGACATTAAGGAGGTCAGGTCACTTGTCAGGGATGTCAAGAATGGGACTGTATTATTCTGGTGCAAGGTCGCCGGAGTCAGGATTGACCAAGCCACGCTGAACAGGGTAATCAAAAGAGGTGTAGGCAATGTTAACTGAATATGCAAAATTTGCGCTTGACTGCATCGCGCAGATTGGAATCATGGTCGTGTTATGCGGAATCACGACAGCAATCATAGCGTTCCTGGGGGGCTTTCTATTCTGGCTCTTGGACCGCGCGAGAAAGGAAAAATCAACATGGATGGATTAGGTAAAATTCAAATCCTTGCCGAGCGCAAGGTGGAGATGGTTGAACTGGACATCGAGGTTGATGATAAGACCAGAGACACAGTTTGTCATGCTGCCTTGCGCGAGATAACAAGCGATGGCGATGCGTTGTTTAACTATGGGTTTAATCAGGCAATAAAGCGATTCATTCAAACTAAAGGAAAGAAATGCACCAAGAAAAGTTCAAACAAAAAACGCTCACGGCGGTAACGGTACCGAAAGTATTAACCTCCTCGCAGTGCGAGTTGGTGATTCACGATGCCAGCGCAATCGGGATGAAGCGTGCGCCAGTATTGGGTAAGGATGGTCGGAATGTAAGAAGCTGGAATCGTACTTGCGATTCGTGCTGGGTGCCAAAGTCTGACCTATTCAAATGGCTTTACAACTATGTGGCCGCCGTCACAGACGAAGTTAACAACGAGCATTATCAGTTCGATATTACCGACATGCAGCAGTTGCAGGTCTTGCGATACCGCCCAGGGCAATGGTTTCGTTGGCACTTTGATGCCATCGAGACTGAGGGTGACATCCGCAAGATGACGATGGTTATTAACCTATCAAAACCAAGCGATTATTATCTTGGAGGATTAAGGGTTGATGGAAACTGGCACAATGTGGAACACGCAGAAGATCAAGGAGCCGCAAGCTTCTTTCCGTCTTGGATGAAGCATTGCGCCCGTGCACCTATATTTGGAACGCGCTGGGTGCTGGTGGCTTGGATCACGGGACCGCAATGGCGATGAACGATTGGCTTATAGCCTGCATCTGGATCGTGGTATTTACCGCGATTGTAACATACTTCGAAAAATGACTCAGCTTAACCCAGAGCTTTGGATGATGACTCCGAAGGGCGAGGGGTTGGCGTTTTTGGTGACGGATTACGGGATGGATCATAACAAGATATTTACCATCATGCTTAACTCTGGTGAGATTCTTGATTTTGATATTAAAGATTGCCGCCGGTGCGAGAACCCTTCTTTTTGTATTGACGCTCCACAACAACCGAGGCCACACTATGCCCAAGCAAAATGAACCGGACACAACAAAGGACGTTTTTATTGATGGTCGCAAGGTCTGGGGCGGGAACTGGATTGTGTGCATGGATGCAACGCCAGAAAATTCGGCAGTTTATTATTGGCTCAATGGGTACACCTACTGCTCATTTTTATCCGAGGTCAAATGTATCACGAAGAAATAGACAGGCGACACATCAAGGCATTGGAAAACATTCTGGCGGAAGGCCAGTGCGAGCCAGGAAGGTTGATGGGAGAGGATGCTGGACATCTGGCTTACATTATGAATCAAATGCTTTACGACAAATTTCACGGACACGGTTGGGAGTTGGATCTTCTAACCGGTAGATTCGTGAGAACAACAGGAGAATAACCATGCCATTAGGAAAAGACATCGGAAAGAACATCAAGGAACTACGCGCGGATAACATGAAGAAGGGTAAGGCTCGCGGTGCTAGCGGTACGCCTCGCAGCGAGAAGCAGATCCTAGCCATCGCACTGCGCTCGGCTGGGGTCAAGCCCAAGGCCGGTGGCCGCAAGTTTCGCATGATGGGCAAATGATCGTAACGGAGACGCAACGCCTCTCGTGGCAACGTGACGTTTTGAATGAAGCCAGAAGACTGCTGGTTAATTTAAGACGTGACGTTGGCCACGGTCAGGCTATAGAAATTAACAACATCATCGCGCAGATTGATTCTGCGATGGTGATTGCATGGGAATTGATTGGGAAAGGAGAAAAGAATGAACGCACTATTGAAACAACCAGTTAACCCAATCCACATTCTGACCGCTAGGTTGAATGGGTTAGAAGAGGAATTGAGGAAAGTCCAGGCGGCCAATGAAGAACTGAAGAAGCAGGTCTTTATGAAGTCTGGCATTGAGCAGATCGAAAACTCGCGGGAGTTGAGAGTTTGCGATTCGTTGAAGTTTATTGGGAAGAAGGCGGAGATCGTGGACAAGCGGTACCGAGTTTGGGAGGTGTTATTTAAGTGCGGTTTTACCATGTCCCAGATTGCAAGAGCCTGGAGCGTTGACCACGGAACTGTCTACCACGCCAAGGTCAACGGATGGCGTGCGAGGTATATGGGTAACTAGAAAGGATACGACAAATGAACACACTCATGGAATGGATTGCTGTTGGCGCAGGATTAGCAATAGGTAAGCTTCTTGTTGCAATTGCGGTTATCACAATAGTCACAGCAATTCTTGCTGTGTTCTTTATTATGGAGGAAAGATCAAAATGAAACTCTGGACCAACAACACAAATCAAATCCACAAGGTTGACGATAACCTGCTTCACACACGCAATACCTATGTGTTGCCAGACGAATTGACAGGACCGACTTGGGACGATTCCATCCCATGTCCGCACAAGATCAAACCTTACTATCCAGGCCGCGCTACAGGCGGGGCTACGGCTGTCTACCGCGCTGGAGCAATCGGGGATGCGGTTATAGCAACGGCCTTCGTACATTATCTGGTTCAAGAATCGGGCGGGGTGGTGGATGTCTACGCGCCCGCCCGCAACCTTCCTCTATACGCAGGACTAGGTGCCAAGCTTTACCCATTGCCTTGCACGCTGGAGGCGTTTGATAGTTACGATGCTCACCTATGCACCGATGATCTGTTCAGCGGTCAGGTTGGGAATACAAAGTTGGGAACAGGCGGTGGCAACTGCTACGACCGCATCTACACTTGGATGAATGCCGGTGACGTAGACCCTAAGTACAAACGTCCGCATCTTTACCTCATCGACCCCGACCACAACGAATTAAAGGAGCTAGGCAAGTGGCCGCTACCAAAGCAGTTCTTCGCCTATCATGTCAGCAGTTCTGGACCCACACGGACCTACCCACCAGCGATGGGTCAAGAAGCGGTGCTTGCATTGCTTGAGGCGCACCCAAACCATCACGCTGTCATCATTGGCCTAGACAACTCCAACAACTTCAAAGTGGATCATCCAAGAGTGATCGACCTATTCAACACGACTAAAGCTATCCGCTCGCTGTTCCCAGTGATAGCCAATGCAGACTTTGTGGTGGCACCTGATAGCAGTGTCAACCACATCGCAGCGGGTCTTGACACGGCTTGCGTGTCGCTGTGGGGATCGTACCACCCCGATGATCGCATGACCCACTACCCAAAGAACGTATCAGTGTTCAAACCCGACACCTGCCCACACGCACCGTGCCGCCCACATGCGGGCTTGCCGCAGGCGAAGTGCAAAGACGCGAGCAATAAGACACCGAAGACCCAAATGTGGTGTAACGCGCTGCGTCATATCACGGCACAGGATATTGTCGAAGCGTCCATGAAGGCATTGGAGTTGGAGGATAAGCAACATGAGGAAAAGAAATGAATAAAGTAAAGTTTCGCTGGGGCGAAGAAACCTACACCCTTTGCGTAACCCAAGACGATTGCTGGCTTGAGGATGGCCCATCCGACATTTCGGATAGAATGCTAAAGGGCATGGACGAGCTTGCCATGGAGAATGGGATGCTTCCGCCTAAAGGCTTATGTGCCGGATGTTGGAGGGGAACTTACGAAGCAATAGTCGAGGACTACCACATAGGAGGTACAACCATTAAAGACCTAGACCTAGAAAGATGCCCAAGGTGCAGACATACCATTCTGCCTTGGCAATCGGTTGATAGGGTTGATAAAGTATTGGAGGCATTGAAGAAGCCGGTTGAACTATGCCCTACTTGTCGCAAGTCAAACACAGTTGAGGTTACTGGCGATATTAAGATGGATTCGGTTTGCAAGCTGAACGGAGAGCCTTTTACAGTGCCGAACATAACCAGAACACAATGCCCTGAGTGTAAGGATGAGTTTTTCTTTATGTCTGAATGCGAAAAGATTGACGCTGCTATTAAGGCAGAGCAAAAGAGCCGAGGGTTGAAATGAGTTTTGAGAAAGGCAACAGCAAGGATGGCAAGCATTACTGGCTTACTCCTCCAGAACTTTATGGGCAACTCAACGATGAGTTTGCATTTACATTTGATCCTTGCCCATATCCAAAGCCAGATAACTTTGATGGCCTTGACGCTGAGTGGGGTGAATCAAATTATGTGAATCCTCCATTTGGTGTTGTCCTTCACAAAGGAAAGAAGAAGGGTGCTACTGCTTGGGCTAGGAAATGTATTGAGGAGAGCAAGAAGGGGAAGAAAGTTGTTATGGTATATCCAATTGATAAGTGGGTTTTAATGCTGCTTGAAGCTGGTGCGAAGGTTAGGAATTTGAGGGATGTTAAATGGATTGCAACCGAGGACGGATCTGTTGGTCCTGGCACTGGAAGGCATATCGCTTGCTTTATTCTTGATGGAGAAAAACAAAAAGGAAGTTACAGAATGTAGTTTAACTAACCGGCGATGTGGTATGCAGGGAGATCCTGCATCGGGATTTCCTCTAGTGTGTTCTCCTCTTGAATCAGAGCCGGTTTGAGTTTTAAATATGAAGACAGCATTAAAAAGCATGGATTGGCTTGGAAGATCCAAGGTTTATATAGCCAAGGATAATGCAATGAGTGGCTTCTATAAAATTGGATGCTCAAAAGATCCAGACAAAAGATGCGCAACAATAGGAAGCGGAGATTGTTCTATTATTTATAGCTCGCATCCAGATTATTGTAATGGCACGGAAGTACACGCTCATAATTTATTAGACAACCGAAGAAGAACTTGGAAGGGTTCTGGAAGAACCGAGTGGTTTGAGTTGTCTGAATTTGAGGTTGGAATAGTAAGGGAAATGATTGAAAGTCATAGCAAATATGTTTCATTGGTCAGAAAGCATAATGAGTTATGCCGCAAGTTTACAATTGCCATTGAAATCTTGAAGCAAATGGAACATTGGATTAAACCAAAATTTATAGATTCGTTTATTAAGAAATTGGAGTTAATAATAAATGACAACCGCACAACGGCAAGCTGAAGAGATTATGAACAAATGCCCCGAATGGTACGCAGAGAGATTCTGCGGCTGTGCGACACTACCCACATCTGAAACAAAGGGGCATGACTTGCGATCAATAGAATTGGTAGTATAAACAAAACCAGAAAGGCAGGTAGTGAAATGACCGATGAAGAAATCATTCGGTGGTTTAGACATGTTGAGCCACCGACAAGCCCGCACAGTTTTGCGGAGCTTCAATCAATAAAATTCCCAGAGTTTATCAAGGAGGACATGGAGCGTGCGTACATGCGCGGAGTCATGGACTGCGCGGAAGTGTTCCTAAATATGTATCGCAAGGGATACACCAGATCATCCGAAACCTACAATGTTGTCAGAAGGTGGGTGACACGCAAAGATGATGATGGGACCACGATGGAGGATTTGCATGAGCAGATGGATTCCTGGTGGGCAGTACGCAAGAAGGTGCTTGCAAGGTGCAAGGACAAATGCACGCTGTGCGGTTCAACCGATGAACTTGAAATCCATCACATTGTCAGCGTCCGAGATGGCGGAACACCAGAACTTAAAAATTTAACTGCTGTGTGCTTCAAATGCCACAGGGAAAGGAAAGATGAGAATACCAGCAAGAACGCAGCAATTCATCACAAACGGAGCACATGAGGGGCAGCGCAACGAGGAGCTATTCATGGCCGCCCAGCAGTTAAGGGATGCCGGAATGGATGAATCCACAGCCACCGACAAGCTTTTCAACTCAGCCCTAGCCTCAGGACTCAAAGAAAGGGAAATAGAATCAGCTATTAGATCAGCTTATAGGCGGTCAGCTAGGCAGCCGATAGCTCAAGGTGTCAACCCATTCAAGATCCAGCAACCTGTCAAGATCGAGATGACCCCATGCCCAACGCCAAGCCACCATGCAGATGATGTCAGGCGATTCCTGCTAACCGCATTCAACGAAGGCGACAGGGTGTGCATTGTTGGGGCAGTCCACCAGGACGATTCAGAAAGGCCATCAGGCAAGGGAACGATCAAGACACGCGAGGAATGGTTAAAGCAGTTCCACTCCGGTGTTGAACTTCCAGACTCCTATGTTGGTGCTTATGTCTGCATCAATCCATGCGGAGAATCCCGCAAGGCGGACGACATCACCAGCTTTCGCCATGCCTTAATTGAGTTTGATAGCGGAACGATGGAGGAGCAATGGTCGATCATCACTGCCCTTGAGCTTCCATGCTCAGTGGTTATCCATTCCGGCTCAAGGTCAGTCCATGCTTGGGTCAAGGTAGATGCCAAAGATTCCAATGAACACCAAGAACGGGTTGCCTACTTGTACTCCAAGATGGCGCAGTTCGACATTGATCCAAAGAACAAGGACGCATCCAGGCTATCCCGACTCCCAGGCGCGCCAAGGAAACTCGCCAATGCCCACCAAGCGTTGCTGGCAACGAACACTGGGCGCAGTAGTTGGAGCGAGTGGAAGGCGCACATGGAGGCGATGAATCTGCCACAGCAAACGCCTTGGCCGGACATCTTGGGGTTCAAGGCTGAAGAGGACGGTGATTGCTTGCTTGGCAATCGCTGGTTGTGCAGGGGCGGAAGCTGCGTCTGGGTCGGCGGCTCCGGTCTTGGCAAGTCCACACTCTGCCTACAAGCCATGATGACTTGGGCAATCGGTTTGCCGTTCCTTGGCATCACGCCCAAGAAGCCGCTTCGTAGTCTGCTAATCCAAGCAGAGAACGATCTTGGTGACGTTGCTGAAATGGCTCAAGGTGTGCTTCGACACCTCAAGGCCAAGTTAACTCTAACTGAAGAGCAGTCCGCATTGATGCTTGCCAATGTGATTATTGTCAGGGACTCGACAAAGACAGGGCAAGAGTTCGCAAAGATGGCTGCTGCCCTTATAGGTGTCCATAGACCTGACCTTTCATGGATAGACCCACTCCTATCCTTTATGGGAGGGGATGCGCTTGCCCAGGAAAACATGACAATGTTCCTTCGGCATTGCCTAAACCCGATAAGTGTGGCGACAGGTGTGACTTGGATGGTAATGCATCACACGCCTAAGCCACCCAAGGAAGGGCAGGGGTCACAGGTGCTTTATGACCTTGCCTATGCTGGGATAGGGTCAAGTGAGCTTACCAACTGGGCAAGGGCTGTGGTGTACCTCCAGGCGGTCAAGGAAGGGCATTTTAAGCTGTCTTTCCCAAAGAGGGGGGGGAGAGCGGCTATTCCTTGGCCGCAGGGCGACACCGATCTGCATGCCAGCAAATACGCAACCCATGTATGGCTCAAGCACGCAGAGGAGTGGATGGCGTGGGAGGAGTCTGATGGACCTGAGAACAAGGGAAGGGGAAGGCCAGAACTAACCATAGAACAGGCTATCCCAGACTGGCCAAAGGGACATGGCTATAACGACTGCATTGAGCATATTGTGGCTTCGGTTGCCTGCTCGAAACGCAAGGCTCAGGAGCTATTCGCAGCCGCAAAACAGGACGGGACAATAAGCAAGTCTGGCGAAGGCTGGGAGATCACAAATCTTTCATAAGTCGTTGATAATGGTTTTTGCAGAAATGCGACTTACGCAAGAAATGGACATACCGCAACAATTATTTCTGCGGTACCGCAACAATTCGATATTTGCCCGCTACCGCAAGTACCGCAAGAAATACCCCTTATAGGGGTATTTCTGCGGTATTGTTGCGGCAGTTCAAAATCTTTTCTGCGGTAGTGGGGTTGAAAGCGACAAGGCAAATCTTGCGTAAGTGTTTTCAAAATGAAAACGTGGGGTTGGGGTAGGTTTGGTGGTATTTTTGGTCATGCTATACTACCCACATGAAACAAGGACTATACGCAAACATCAATGCAAGAAAGAAGGCTGGGACCAGCAGGCCAAAGAGCGAATCCACCATTAAGCCAAGGGTGTGGAAGCTTATGAAGGCTAAAAAAGGTGGGTTTGAAGCCTCTAAAGACTGACCTGGCTTGGGCCTACATCGAACTGCTCTTAACTGAGAACAGCCGACTACATAAGACTATTGGGCTAGTGGATAGGTTCTTTGGCGATATACTTGCGAACTGCTCTAGAGAGGTTTATGAAGCGAACATGGCTACACTTACTGATGATCTGGAGGGGTTGGGAGAGTTTCTGGCTAGCCACCAGGCTAGGATTGCGGCGTTGAGCAGCCAACTGAAAGGGAGCGAATGAGCGAATTACCCTGCAACAAACCTGTGCGTACCCCTGGTGGTAGCAAGAAGTTCAGAGTAATGGCTTGCCAGAATGGGCAGTCAAAGACTATCCGGTATGGTGACCCAGACATGACCATTAAGAAGTCTAACCCAGACCGCAGGCGTAGCTTTCGGGCTAGGCACAAGTGCGACTCTAAGCCGCCTAGTAAGATGTCGGCTAGGTACTGGTCCTGCAAGAACTGGTAAAACAATGCGCCAGGATGCCCGAAAAACGCGTTCTAAGGCCGTTTCTAGGCGTTTTGGTGGCAAACGTGATACCAGAGACCTTCCGGTGGTTAAATTTAAGGTAGAGAAGCCTCCAATGCCTGACCTTCCGTTAGGCAACAGAGCGTGTTGCTGTAGGATAGGTCGCTAGGCTTCCGTTTTACATAGCCCTTATAGGCTATGCGTCTTTATAGCGTCCTTATAGAGACCTTAACGCTCCCGTTTAATGGCTGGCCTACCGTTTTCTAGCCGCCACTTATCCCAACGCTCCCGCTGTCTTTGCGCTACCATTTGATAGTGTTCCTTGCCCATCTTGCGAGCCTTGGTGGGACCGGTAACGCTCCCGCCCTTCTTGCCTAGGCGCGAAAGATAGGCTTTGATAATTTGGTCTTCTGTCATGTTTTGATTGATTCCTTATAGGCCACACTGCCGTTTATTGTAAAGGCGGAATGCCTGGGCTGCCGTTTATGGTGGCAAGGGGATAGAACCCTTGGTGCTTGTTATTCGCAATGCCTAAACTTATCCCAAGGATAATCCGGCCAAGTTGTTTGAGCGTATTCAATGGCCGTTTCCTTGGTATCGTGAAACTTCATTTCATGCGGTTCAGTTGCTAGTGCGTTTTTATACGTGGCTGCGAACCATCCGCCATTCTTCCCTCCGTATGTACTGGATGGGTATGCGTAAAATACGCATCTTGTTTGACTGCTCATTTTCATATTGTGTTCCCTTTCTTGTTCATCCCCACCGCCAGGACTGACCCGGCCGCGGTTCGGTTTATTAGGTTGATTCTATCGAATCTCACCTTTGCCTCCCCCGTTGAAAGGGGAGGACAAGGGGAGACTAGTCTCTGAACTCTGGAACCCCCGCCCATTCGAGGAGTTGAACATCTCCCGAATCTATGTAGTCGGCCAGACTTTCAAGCTCCGCCAATTCTCCATATGAGACATTTCTCTCGCATATCGACTGCCTTATTTCTTCGAGCCTAACTTTTGCGGCCAGCCAAGTTTCTGCGTTCTCCGCATTTTTGGAGAAGTCGATTCCCTCAAACGGATTCTTTTTCATTATGTGTTTCCTTTCTTTATTGTTTTATTTCCGCCCGACAAACATCGCAAACGCGGCCAGAATCCCGCCAAGGATCAGGCCGTGCGCGAAATATACTGCGCCGTGTATTTCTGCGATCATTTGACTGCCTCCCCGCCCAATCCGTGCCTGACTCCAGCGTCAAACATTTCTGAATAAGTGACTGCCATATGTCTTATCATGTCGGTGAGTTCATCGGCGGGATAAGTTTCGAATGGTTGCCAAGGCTCAAACTCTTCTGGAAAGATTCCAGAGTCACCCTCCGCAAGCATCCCGTCAATGATTTCTTCTGCTGTTTTATATTTCTCATCATTCCAATCTGACAGGAAGTGGCCACAAGCTTCTAATAAAAAGTCGGGCTTTCCTTTGGTGCTTTCTTTCATTTTACCATTTCTCCTTTCGTATTGTGTAGTTTTCAACCCCTCTTTCCCTTCTCCACGCTTCGGCACGCTCAAGCGATGAGAAGCGAAGGAGGAAGGAACCGGCACGGGAGTATATGCAGAAGCAGATCATATTCCCATGATCTCCAAAAATGCCTCATCCTTACCCTTGCCCAGGACTTTAATGTCCTCCGAGGTTGCTCCGTTGTCATCGTCATAGTTTAGGGAGGTTCCTCCTTTGTGGGTGTTGGATACGCTTCTTCCGTTTATGGTTCCATAAACATCTACACTCCCGAACGCTTGCGGTTCTGCATAATGTTTGAAGGTGAATAACTTCGCATCGGTGTATCCTCCCCGAACATCAGCCCCGCCGTGAACTTGTAGGAGAACATAATCCTCCCCGTCAATTTCAACTGGCGAGAATTGAAGCACCTGGTCAAGCGGACAGTCATAGTTATAAGTATTCACGGCCTCTTTAACCTCCGCCCCGATTCTACTTAAAAACTCCTCGCCCTTTTTAGATACTCCATACGCAAGATCGGAATCCCAATCCTTGCAGGGAATTTTATTGAATCGTTTGCAAACATCGTTCAAGGCAAGGAAGGCACATAGATAGTGATAGGTGGAGACGGAGAAGCTAGGCTCCAAGTGTTCCTTGCCTTCCGAGTCCGTCCATTCATTCACTTCCAGCTCAACTTGTGGCTCCTTGGCAAAATCCCTTGTTTGATTCCTTTGCCAAGCCCTGCCAGAACTCCCGCCAGAATCCATGAAGTGTGTCCCTGTATTTTCTTTCAGCATGGCTTCAATTAGATCCGAGGCATCGGATAGTTTTCTGCTTTGTTTTGTTTTCATGTGTGTGCGTTTCCTTTCTTTGGTTTTTGGGTTATTCTTGCGGGGGGCGAAGGGCGATTTTCCCCTCACCCGCCCATATAGTTTTCCAGCCGTCATTCCTAAGCTCAAGATAAGTTTTCAGATCGGTGAACTTTATCACCCTAACGCCTCTGATTAACTTCCCCTCGCCTCTTTCTTCGCAAGTAAGATCGGGGTTAATGTAATTCATTTCAAAACCTCATCGGCTTGAAAAATCGCCTCATCAATGCTTTCAACTAGGCGAGATTCACGGCTTTTCGGATTGTCGAAGTTCATCTTTTCTTGCGTGAACTCATAACACTCCTCAAGCGTGGATTTCATCGTGGCGATGACTTCCAACAATTCTTTGATGCGGGAATCTTTGGCCGTTCCAGCTTCGGCGTTGGTTTGTGTTGCTTTCATGGGTTCATCGTAATGCAAGCGGAACGCATGGCAAGCACTTTCTTTTGACTATTTTGATGATATAAGTGAAACTAATATGGATGAACCAAGCGGAACTCCAACCGCACATAAGGCGAAGAATGGGAAGTTTAAGTTCACGCCCGAAATTGAAGCGAAGATATTAGATGCTTGCGGTTCCGGTTTTACTATCGAAAAGGCTGGTGCTTTAGTTGGCGTGAATCCATCCACTATTCGCACTTGGATTCAAAGGATGCCAAAGTTTGGAGAAAGGGTGGAGACAGCGAGAAAAAACCACGAATTGTCACTCCTAAAGTCCATCGAGCAAGCGGGCGAGAAATCATGGCAAGCTAAAGCATGGTTGGCCGAGCGAATCTATCATCATGCAATCCCTTCAAGTCGCTTAACTGTAGACACTTCTGTCACACATAATGCCGGCGCAGGCTTCGCCCAACTGCTTGCGGGTCTTGCATCTAGAAGAGCGGAAAAGAAGGCGCAAGTTATTGAGTGCCAGAATGTTAAGCCATTGGAGCAACACAAAAGTAAATACAATAGCTATTGTGCGACAGATGCAACGCAAACTATTGTAACATCAATGCCATTAGAAAACGAAAAGTCTTCCGGTAAAGCGCGCCACGTTCGAATGAAACGCCGCAAACCAAGAGGAAAGGCCATGGACACCACCACGCCCCCCGCCACGCCCCCAGCCCCCGTCTGAGACGCATAT